TCACGAAGTCGCACCACTGACGATTAGTGCAGGCCATCTGCCATTGCATCTGCGTGACATAGCGCGAGGAACAGGTGCCGTTAATCAGCGTTTCAATGTGGGTCGAAGTCTGCGGGCATTTGATTTCGAGAAGTCCGTCATCACCGATCAGGCCATCGGGAGAGGCGCCGGACTCGTCTATTCGCGGGTGTAGAACGAACTCCGCAGACAGCACCTCGACATCGCGAAAGAACATATACGCATTGCGCGCATCAGGCTCCTTCTCGACGCCCCACCGCATGGCATCGTTGGCAAAACGCTCGGCGGTGATCCCGGTCAAAATCTCGGTAATCAATTCGGCCATGTAGTTGCCACGCGCCGCGCCCCAGCCGCTCTTGGTCATCGCGATGACATCGGACAGGCGAGAAGCGGTGACTTTTCCGCGCCGCGCGGCAAACCATTCTTCTGAGAGTTGTTCCATTACTGCTTCCTTTTGGCTTCGATGATTGCTTTGACCGTCTCAAATGCGCCGACGCGGATATCCGATAGCGTGTTCACCTTGAGCATGCGGCACAGTTTCGGTACGTCGGCTTTGACCTCGGCAATCAACTGCTCAAGAGAGGCAAGCTGGCCCGGCCCGATGGTCGGCTCCGTCTCGTTTCCGTCCTTGTCCTCCTCGCCCACCGCGACGTTAAAGATCCCTTTCAGGATGTAGCGCATGCCGTAGGACTGGGCGGCGCCAGTGGCGTGGGTGAGGGTCATCACATCCCCACCCTTCGCCCCCTTACCATCGGCCGGCATGTCCTTTTTGTAGGGCTCAGCATGACCGCCTGAGTGAGTGAGTTTGGCGAGCACGCGCACATGCCCGGGCTTGTCCGTCTCGCCTTCGTTGAAGCTCAAGGCGAAGCCGTGCTTGGTATAGATCGGCCGCAAGGCGCGATCCAACTGCGCGTAACTCGCGTACTTGCTCTTGGTCTGCGGATTCAAGGCGTCCGCCGAGATCGGCCCCATCTCAGCCTGGGCGGCCGACATCGCGGCGCTGAACGCCTCCAATGCCTTCTGCGCCTGGATCTGCTGGTGCATCTGCATCAACCGCTCCATTTTCCCGATATCGAAGGTGGGATCGGTCGCGGCACGTGCGATCACCTGCATCAGCGCGGCCGTCTCAGATACGGGCGGTGAGGCGGTCGGGAACTGCGATGCGCGCTGCTCCGGTACAATCAATCGGCTTGGTTCGTTCATGCGTCAATTTCCTCTTCGTAACATAGCCAACAATCGTCAAGTCCGTGGCCGCTGCCTTTGCAGTTCCAGCAGGTCTCGGTATGCAAATCATCATTCCAGGGCTCGCCGGCCTCGATAATGCCGTCGCCATGACAGACGTGGCAGTTGGTTTCCATGTCCATCTCAACGTTGTGCTTCGTGCACTTCATCAGCCGGCCTGCAACCGTACGAGCGCCGGTAACGCGCCCTGCCGCTCAAGGCGCTCGTTCTCCTCGATGAGCGCTTGGCGCAAGGCGTTGAAGGCGCGCCGGTACTTCGGCTCGTTCGGCGCTAGCAGCATCATTTGCGCGAGCGCGACGCGGGCGATGACGTAACATTCGAGGTCGATGTTCATAGACCCGCCTTGGCGCGCATTTGCGCCGCCGCATGGCTGGCGTAGACCGCATCAAGAAGCGCATTAGCAGCTTCAACGGCGCGATCTGCGGCCGCCTCCATACTCATGTGCACGGTCCGATATTCGGCCATGATAATCGCGGCCATCATTTGCGCGGCAATCGGCTCAAGAAGCTGTGTCGGATATATGTTCTTGAGGGTCACGTCGGCCACCGCGGATCGTCGAACTTGCGGGCGCCGCGAAAGGCCACGACGTTGTACTTGCGCATCTGCCGCTCGCGCCTGCGCCGTCGGTACCAGTCCGGAATGCGCGCCGCCAAGTCATCGACCACGAGCAGCAGCACGGCGAGGGCGAGGAGCCCTAAGGCGAGGTGGCCGATCATGATTGCACCTCGGCATCGCGGCACAGGTCCAACTCTTCGTCGGGGTCACGGATGGGTCTGATCTGACTATCGCGCGCCACACCGATTCGTACAGCTACCCGGCTGCCATCCATGCGATCCACCATCAGTGTTCCGTCGAGCAATTCGACCACCCATGACGGTACGGTTGCCGCTACTGCGCCACTGCCATTCGGCAGAGTGAAGTCATGGTAGGGCGCGGCGTACAGCACACGCATGAACCGTCCAGCATTTTTCGTCCCAATGCTCACGGCTAAATCACCCGGCTTGCAGTTCATAGCCCGAGCCCCTGCTTCGCCAGCTTCTCGATGCGCGAGATCACCTCGTTCAGCACGTGCCGCGGTTCATCCTCGGACGTGTCGGTGGCGATCAACCAGATTTTGTGGAGCGCGTCGACGGTGGGGCTCTTGCGCGCCGCTTCCTGGATGGCGGCATGACGTAAATTTTGAGACTGGCAAATCTCGAACAGGGCTTGGCCCAAGTCGCTTCGGGGTCGGGGGTTGCTGGGGTTCATCTGCATTCGCTCCTTGGTGGGTGACCGTGGGTAAGACTTTACCGCCATCATTCCAAAGATGCAAGTAAAACTTTACCGGCGATGGGCAAACGGTTACCCGACCGAGAGAATTACGTCAAATCAGGAGCGTCGGCCAGCCTGGAGTTCTAGATCGGCCATGCGGGACACGGCTTTAAGGGCATCGGGGGTGAGTTTCGATGCGGTGCGGATTAAATGCGGGAACGTGGTGTCATGCGCCATGTCCGCGGGAAACTCCGGCAGCCACAACTGCCATAGCTCGCATTTCAGACCTTTCGCGATCTTGGCGAGAACGTCGAGCTGCGGCGCGTGCCGGCCGTTCAAGATGTTGTTGAGCGTCTTAGCGGAGATCCCGGCACGTTTTGCCAAAACCGGGGCTGTGATCTCCCCGTACTCGAGGTGAGCTTGCACGTTGCGAGCGAAGTTTTTGAGCTGTTCGTCCATGACGAACAAGGAAGATATTACCTGTCGTCGGGAAAGAGTTGCCGCTTCCGCGGCTAGCATTTGGAGCCTGCCCATTGCATATCGGTAAAGTGTTACCTACAATCGGGCCCATGGAACCCTCGCTTTTACAAAAGACCCGCGAATTACTCGATAAGTGTGACCTGTCTCTCCCTGAGATAGCGAATATGTCAGGTGTCGGGTACGAGTGGCTGAAGCGGTTCAAGCGCGAAGCGGACCCGGACCCGAGGGTGAGCCGGGTCCAGACGCTGCATAACTTCCTCGAAGCCAGGCGCGCCGAGAAGACCGCCAAAAAAAAGCCTGTGAAACCTGACAGCACGGTCGCGGCATGACTGAAAAGCCCCGCGCGCGATTCAACTGGAATCGCCAGGCATGGTTTGAGGTACGCGGTCCCCACCGGCGTCTGAAGCGCTGCTCAATCTGTAGTGGTCCCTCTTTTGGAAACGGCAAAAAGCACGGTTCTATGTGCTTCACATGCGTCTGCGCTCGGGTTGACGAGCAGCGCGAAGCCTATCGGGTATTTCGACAGGCCATCATGGACGGCATTGTCCGTAGACTCCCCGACGGCACGACCAAATGTGTCGACTGCGGCGCCGTCGCCACCTGTTGGGAACACCGCGATTATCGGGAGCCAACGCTGGTCGAACCCGCCTGCGATTCCTGCAATACCAAGCGCGGTCGCGGCATGACCGCCTACGAGGCTTCCTTTCGCAGCCCGACGGGAACTGCGTCGGCATGAGTGCAGGCCTTGCGATGATGCCGTGGTTCACCGGCGATTTCATGCGCTCAACCCGCGGCTGGCCCCTCACTGCCAGAGCGGTGTATCGCGAACTCCTGGACGCACAATGGGACATCGGGAATCTCCCCATCGACCCCGCGGAACTCGCCGCGATGATCGGGGCTTCGAAGGAGGAATGGGCGAAGGGCTGGGGCCGGTGCGAATGTAAATTTCCGATCGTCAATGGCAGCCATCGCCAGAACGCGAAGCTGGAGCGTGTCCGCGCAACAGCCTTCGAATATCACGCGGAACGGTCCGAGGCCGGAAAGAAGGGGGCGGCGGCCCGGTGGGGCAAAAAGGATGACTCAGCTAGTGGCTCAGGCAATGGCTCTCCCAATAGCTCCGCTATGGCTCAGCCATTAGCTAAGCCTATGGCACCATCTCCATCTCCATCTCCATCTCCAATCCATACCAAACCATCTAACGGAAAAGAGAAGATTCCTACGGCGCATCGGACTGCGCCAAATGCGCCCATCGAGTTCCTCGATTTCAAAATTGCTTACCCGAATCGCGCCGGCGATCAAGGTTGGCGCAAGGCGCAGCGCGCGGCGCACGCCCGGATCGAGGAGGGCCACACCTGGGTCGAGATCCTCGAAGGGGCCAAGCGTTACGCGGCCTACGTACGTTCCACGGGAAACGAGGGCACCGAGTACGTCAAGCAAGCGGCGACCTTCTTGGGCCCCGATTTGTTTTTCATGCAGCCGTGGCCGCTCCCGAAGTCCAAAGCCGAAAACCACCGCGATTCCAACATCGAAAACTCGCAGGAGTGGCTCCATGCAAGCAACGGATAAACCGGATTTTCTGAAAGTGATGAACGGCATGGCGGCGATGCGCAAAGCCACGCTGATCCCCGAAGTTCTCGACCTGTGGTGGGCCTGCATGGCCGACTGGAAGCTCGAAGATTTCAAGGCGGCGGCCATCCAGGTGCTCAAGACGCAGACCTTCATGCCCAGCCCAAAGGACTTCGAGGATTTGCGCAAAGCCGGGCGCGAGACGGCGGGGGAGGTGTTCGCAGGGATTGGCCGCTACATCGAGTACAGCCCGTATGGTCATACGATCAAAGCCGGCACACCCAGGCCAATCGCTGCGGCCATTCGAGCCATGGGGGGCGCGGATGCGTACGCCATGTGCGAGGTGGAAAAGCTGCCGTTCCTCGAAAAGCGATTCTGCCAGCATTACGAGGAAATCATCGAGCACGAGGATACGCGCCAATCAGTGCCGCAAATCGCCTACGGCAAGGATTCGCTGCAGCTCACCAAGGTCGCCGGCACGTTCACCGCGATCGGCAAGGTCGACTCGTGAACT